GTCTGCATCTTCTCGGGTCCGGACTGCGATCGATTGGCGCGGGCATTCGAGGCACTCCTTTCAGAGCGCGGCCCCGGCAAACTCGATCATCCTCTGTATGGTCGGGTCGACGTCGTGCCCTTCGGCACCATGACGAGGCGAGACGACGTCCTCAGTGCAGCCAATCAGACCGCCTGGGAAGTCGTCTTCTGGGAGACGACCGGCGCGGTCTACCCCTCGAGCAGAGTGAGCCCGAGGTACGAAGTCATCCAGTCGATCGCGACCACGCAGGCAGCGCTGGCGAAGGGCTTCTCGAAGGCAGCAAACCTCGCGACGGAAGCCCGCCGCGTGAACGCGAAGATCACCGTCACCTCGGTGCTGAGGGACATCCAGTCGGCGCTCAAGGCCGCGTCGAACGCCGTCGAGAGCGTCAACCGGGAGTTCCGCGATATCCAGCAAGCCATAAACTTCGGGATCGACGTCCTCATCGGGCAGCCACTCTTGCTCGCTCAGCAAGTGCTCAACTTGATTACGGCACCGTCCCGCGCCCTGACGGGGATCGCCTCCCGCCTCCAAGGCTACTCTGACCTTCTCGACCGCATGCTCGAGCGATCGAAGTCGAGCCCGGGGGATACGTCCGTGCTCGACAGCATCCAGCTGCGTCTGAGTAACGACTTCCATACGGCGGACCTCGTCGGGTCGGGCGCCGTCGTCGGGAGCGTCTCATCCGTCGTAAACAACCAGTTCACCGCGAAACCCCAGGCTCTCGAGGCAGCGGAAGCGATCCTGGCGGACGCCGAACGCCTCACGGGCTGGCGTGACGGGCGATTCGGTGACATCGAGCAGATCGACACGGGGGAAAGCAGCCAGGCGCTGCAGGAGACGGTGGCCCTCTGCGTCGGGTACCTCATCGAGATCAGCTTCTCCCTGATTCCCGAGAAGGCTGTGGTGCTCGATCGCCCGCGCAACATCATCGAGCTGTCAGCCGAGCTATATGGGTCCGTCGACGACCGCCTCGACTTCCTCATTTCTACGAATCGCCTGACGGGCTCCGAGATCCTCGAGCTGCCGAGGGGAAAGCGCGTGGTGTATTACGCCTGAGGCCGTCAGCATCACGCTGGACAGCGGCCAGCGCTTCGGGGCGTGGAGCGACATCGAGCTATCCCTGGGGCTCGACAGCTACTCGGCGCTCAGCCTGAGTGGGCCCTTCGACTTCGAGAGGAAGGAAGTCCGGGCGGCGTTTCAACCCCTGATGTTCCCGCAGGTTTCGGTGAATGTCGGCGACGAGTTGATCATGACTGGGAGGGTGAAGGACGTGCAGCCGCAGGTCGACGCGAACTCGGCTTCGATCGGCGTCACGGCATACGCGCTTCCCTACGACCTCACGGAGGTCTGTCCCCCACCCGAGCTGCTGCCCCTCGAATTCAACGGGCTCGACCTGCGACAAATCGCCGGCAGCCTAGTGACCGCAACGCTCGGAATTGACGTCGTCTTCGACGCGCAGCCAGGAGCGAAGTTCGCCAAGATTCGCTGCGAGCCGGACGCTGTCATTCATGGCTTCCTCGTCGAGCTGGCACAGCAGCGGGGCTACGTCCTCTCCGACCTTCCCAATGGTGACCTGCTCTTCAGGAGCGAGGCCTTCAGAGGCGCGCCCGTGGCGAGGCTCGAGGGGCAGCCCGTCGGGAAGGTCACCGCGACGTTCAATCCAGGCAGCTGGTTCTCGAGGGTTACGGGGCGTGCCTCGCAGAAGGCCGGCAAGACGGGATCGAGGTACACGCAGAACAATCCCCTCTATCGCGCCTCGCACCCGAGAACCTTCACCTTTGCGGTCGGGGACACGGAGTCTGCCGACGTGCCGAAGGCCGTGACGGCGGCGATCGGCCGCATGATGGCAAGCGTGGTCACGTACATGGTGGAGGACCTGCCGACGTGGAGGGACCCCCAGGGGGCGCTCTGGAAACCAAACACCACGATCACTCTGCTCGCGCCCGAGTGCATGATCAATAGGGAGACCGAGCTGCTGATTCGCTCGGTGAGGTTCCGCCAGACGCCGGAGGCTGAGACGGCGACGCTCGAACTCGTACTCGCCGGATCGTTCGGAGGCTTCCCAAGCTTGGAGCTGCCTTGGGATTCGTAGCCACCGTTGTCTCGTTCGCTCGGACCGTCGTGGCGGGAGCCCAGGCGCCCGAAGCCAAGGTCGATCGTGGCGGGGGAGACTCCATCACGGCCTATCACTTCAGCGCGCCTGGTGATGACAGCCAGCCGCTCCCTGGGGACGTTGCCTTCGTTGCCGAGGATGAGGGAGCGGGCAACGGGCAGATTGTCGGCTACCAGGACCCGAAGACGAGCCCGGCAGCAGGGGTCGGCGAGAAGCGAATCTATAGTCGAAGCGGGCCCGGAGTTGTGGCAGCCGAAGTGTGGCTGAAGGCGGACGGGAGCATCGATCTACTCACGGGCGGTACGGCCATCGTCGTGCTGGGCTCTCGGAGCGATCCGCAGTTTGTGGCGCTAGCCGAGCTGGTCGCCGAGCAGCTGACCACCCTCAAGGATGCGATCTCGAATGCTCCCGTCGTGGCGCTGGACGGAGGCGCGTCATTCAAGTCGGGGATTGTGACGGCTCTCGCCAATTGGCCTGGGTCCGTCGCCGCCAAGAAGGTGAAAGCCGAGTGACCGACGTCCTCCTCCGTCAGACCAACGACGGCGGGGATATAACAGCGGAGGCGGGACTGCTGGCCATGAGCGACGGGCTCGAGACAGCCGCCTACCTCAGCTTGTTCGGGGGCAACGAGCAGGACCCTGGGGACGCCGACTCTGCGGAATCCTGGTGGGGAAATGTTGGCGAACTCGAGCCCGCGCGCCAGTACCGCAGCGAGACTCAATATCTCCTCCGTTCACTCCCCGCCGTCCCGGCGAACCTCCGGCGCATCGAGGAAGCCGCGGAACGAGACCTCGAGTGGATGCTCGACTCGGGGATCGCGAAGAGCATCGCCGTCAGCGCGAGCATCCCCGAGCTGAATCGTGTCCGCGTCGACGTGATCATCACCGCCGCGAAGCAACTTCACTTGTCCTTCGGCTAAAGACATGGCGCTCGTCACCCCCACAACCAGTCAGCTCGCCGCCAACATCGTCGTGCAGCTCGAGGCTGCCCTCAGCCAGACGATCCCCTTGCTGCCGAAGGCGTTCTCCAGGGTCCTGGCCAAGGCCCTCTCGGGCGTCGTAGTAACTCTATACAAGTACGCCGGCTTCTCGCTGCTTCAGCAGTTCGTCTCGACAGCGTCCTTCGAAGAGACCGAAGTCAACGGCACGCTGATTCGCCCTCTGGTCGAGTGGGGCAGGATGATTGGAATTGGTGACCCTCTCCCCGCGACCCAGGCTGAGCTGGAAGTCACCGTCACGGTCAGCAACCAGACGGGGTCGTTGCCGGGCGGGTCGCAGCTTCTTCATGCCCCGACGGGCGTCGTCTACCAGACGGTCGCTGCTGTTCCCCTCGACGCCGCCACGATCACGGTCATCGCGCGGGCCACCTCAGACCAAGCGGGAGGCGACGGAGCCGGAACGATCGGCAACCTCGAGGCTGGGCAGACGCTGCAGTTTGCGAGCCCTCTGCCGAACATCAACACGAACGCGACCGTGACGGGTACCTCCGTGGTCGGCGCCGAAGAAGAAGCCGAAGACGTTTACCGCGCCCGCATCGTCCGGCGGTTTCAACGTCGCGCTCAGGGCGGCGCTTACTCCGACTACCGAGCTTGGGGATCCGAGGTCGCCGGGGTCCGGAATGTGTACCCTTACACCGGGGATCCTGGAGAGGTCGACGTGTACGTCGAGACGACGGCCGCTCCCGATGGGATCCCCGACAGCTCGCAACTCGAGGCCGTGCTCGCGTCGATCGAGTTCGACCCGGAGGAGAGCCCGTCACCGAGTGGCCTCGCCAATCGAAGGCCCGTCAACGCTGCGGTGAACGTGCTGCCCGTCACACGGACGGCCTTCGACGTCGACATCGCGGGGTTCGAGTCGGACGATCCCCCGACGGTGCTCGACGCGATCGAGCAAGGGCTCGACGAGTTCCTTCGCGCGCGCGAGCCCTACATCGTGGGGCTCTCTACCCTCCCGAGACTCGACCGTGTCACCCAGGGGGCCGTCGCGGGCGTGGTCAACGAGATTGCCGAAGCCAACGGTGCTTCCGTCGCCGCCGTCACCCTACGGCGCACGGGGGTCATCATTCTCCAATACACGCTGGCCCATGGCGAAGTCGCCAAACTCGGCAGCCTCACCCCGGTCTGATCCATGGCACTCATCCCCAGCTCACGATACCCAGCGCAAGTCGACACCGGCGACAGTGCTTACCCACAGGGCAAGGCGCGCAACGCGGGCAGTTACCAGGACGGGACGGGCACTCCTCTCGAGCAAGACTGGCTGAACGATCTCTGGGGGTTTCTCCAATCGCTGACCCAAGCTGCGAGCATCACGCCGTCTGGTGACCCTGACGAGGTCGGCGCGAGTCAATACCTCGAGGCAGTGCAGGCGGTGGCTGCGCAGATGGCAGCTCCTCTCGTGCAGGCAGTTTCGAGGGTCGCCGTGGAGCGAGCCCTGCTGCGTCTCCACCGGCTGGACGTCACTGTAGACGACACCGCTGAATCCCTGGGGGCCATCTCGACGGGAATACTCGGGGACCCCTCGAAGCCGACGCTGGTGGTCAAGGTCGACTCTACGGGCGTGGTACTCGCCCACGACGACGGTGTCGTCGATCAAGGCGGCGTTATCGCATCGGTTACGTCCCTCGTCTCTGATGCGGCGTCGGACGGTTCACGCATCGTCGCCATTGGTGTAGGCGGCGTGCGCGGAGCCTACACCGACAACGACGGCGGCTCGTGGACAGCCGTCGCGAACGGAATCGGGGGCGCCGTGCAATTCATCATTCGCGACGGCATCGGCGGCAACTTTATCTGCGGCGGCTCTGGCACCGGCTCGGTGTATCGGAGCCCCAACGCGACGACCATTTGGACGTCCACCGCATCGGAATTCTCGCAGCCATTCGGCCTCGCAGCGCTGACCAACGGCACGCTGCTGATCCTCGGCAACAGCGGAGCCCAGCCTCGGTTCTCCGTGTCGAGTGATGCTGGGGCGTCGTTCTCTGTCGCCGGCACGACGCCGCCACCGAACGCGACGGACGCCGACGAGCCCGGCGATCTGCGTGGTTGTCAGTTCGAGATCGTGCATGCGTTCGGGACGAAGGCGTATCACATCATGCGGTGCGACTCCGGCGCCAGGATCCGAACGAACACGAGCACGACGGGACTCACATGGACGGCAGGCGCAACCCTCACTGCACCCATCGGGGCTGCCTTCGCGAGCCGCCCACGGCTGCTGATTGACCAGGATCAGGCGCTCGGCCTGTTCGTGATCGTGGCCCCGCTCGACAACGGCACGACCGCTCTCTATGCGAGTCGCGATTTCGTGACCTGGACGGGCCCTGCCGCCGTCAAGTCGCTCGCAACGGCAGCGTGGGCGCTGGCTGGTGGGCGACTGTTCTGCACGAGGGACGGGTCTATCTACGCCTCGGACTCCGCGAGGTACTGAGCTGACCTTCACGACGGATCACTACCTGTAAGTCTTGTTCAGAGTCACCCAGCACCTGCTGCCTCGAGGGCTAGCCTGGCGCACCACGGTCGAGACGACGCTCCGGAAGTTCCTCGAGGGACTCGGGGCGGTCGGGACAGACGCCCGCACC